ATTGCCCTCAGCATCGACAACGGTAGGGGCGGGAATGCGGGCGATTACGGCATCATCGGCGGTAAGGAGAATGACCTGTCCCTCCTGGCGGGCCTTAACGCCCACGGAGTGCATCGAGAACACATACTCAATCGGAGCGTCTGGCCCGTCCAGAACGATGTCCTCTTTAACGCCCTCGGGGCGGACGGACAGCCGCAGGTCGGCAGACTGCCACAGACCGGGGTAGGTTATACTACCGCCATCAAGCTTTGGCTTGCACTGCTGGACTGCCTGTGGGGCGAACGATACGTGGCGGCCCGGACCGAACCCAATACGCCAGTTGCCATGACGGCCAAAGCGCGACCAGTGCTGGCCTTTGCAGCGATATTCATACCCGGTCTGGGCCGCCCGGTCGTCCTTGCCAATGATGCCCCTGTACTGCTCCAGCTGGCCCGTATCGCGGTCGTGGTAGTGCATTCCTTGCTGGACGACTACGCGGCGCTTACCATCGCCAATATCATAGGTCTTGCTGTGCAGTGTGCGGAGTTCGGGTAACTCACGCATGGTTTTCACCTACCTAATTATCTCGGCATGTCTGCTATTGCGTATCGCCCGAACTACGGCGGCCTCGATACGACGCGCCATTGATTCGGTGTCGTCTTCACTCCGCACTTGTGGATTGTTGATGTTGACCGTGACTGTAATATCTCCACCCATGTTCCCCAGTTTGTTGAGAGGGACGATGAGTTCCGGGCCCGCTTCTCCGACCATCGCAGGGGTCGGAGACGTCACCAGCCCGCCGTTCGCCAGACCGGGAGGGGCCACGCCGTAGCGGCGCTCGAACCACGCCCGTTGCCATTCTGGAGTTGCGGCGTGGTAGTCTCTTTGTACTTGTTGCCACGCGGCGGTCAATTGTTCGCGGCTGAGCATCGAACCGGCCCATTCGCGGGCCATGCCCATCCCGATGGGCAACCCACCCTGCATGGCGGCCAGCGCCCGCTGTAGGGCTCCGACGTAGCGGCTTTCCGCCGTCTTGGCCGTGGCCTCCATCTGTTCCTGCTGGGCCAGCAGCGCCTCGGTCGTAGACCGGATTTCGGCCCCCAGTTCGGCCTCCTGCAACTGAGTGTTCAGGAGTTCGAGATTCAGTTCTTGGGCCTCAACACTGGTTGCACCTGTCGCCGCTATCTGCTGGTCGAGGGCGGACTGCAGGACGGCGATCTTGTCACGAACACCCTCCATTACCGTACCCAGGAGCTCTTTCCGTCTGGTGAGAATGTCCGTCTGGTCGGCCAAACCCCTCATCGATGCAAGCTCCGTCTGCATCGTCAGGGTCAATGCCTGCAGCTTGCTGTCGGCCAGCATGATTGCCTGCTCCATCGCGGTTAGGCCGTCGGTCGCTCCTCCAGTACCACCCGCCGCATCGGCCACCGCCTGAATCTGCCGTGCCTGGGCCTTTGTTGTTTCCACAAACCGTCTCATGGCCCGGTCTTCCTCAAACATCCCAGCCGCAGATTCCGTAACTGGCAGAGTCGCTTCGCGGGCCGCCCTTTGCTGAATCGCCACCAGGTCAGGGATGCCTCCAGGTGCAAACATGCTCGGCGTGATTGTCTCCACCGCGCCCGTCTCCTGCATCCTCTGGGCGAGGGATACGCCAGCACCGATTGATGCACCGGCTAGGCCGATAGGCCCGAACATGCCCATCTTGGCGTACATGCCCGCGAGTGCCCTAGCTACAATCGGTGCGTTCGTGATGATATTGCCCATCAGGATAAGGACCGGGCCTATTGCGGCCGCCAGTAGACCGAAACCGATTATCGCCTTCTGGATGTCTGGGTCCAACTCTGCAAATGCCTTGGCATTGTCACGGATACCTTCTGCGAGGTCGACGACATAGGGCAGAAGAGTCTCACCGATTTCGATTGACGTCGCCGCTAGCTGCGCTTTCAATTCGGCGAACGTTTGGGCAGCCGTGCTCTGGACGGCCTCGAATCCCTCATTGGTCATGCCCAGACTGTTGTTGATGGACTCCGAAATCTGTACAAACGTCTCGCCCTGACTGGCTGCCGTGCCTAGCACACCGGCGAGGGCACGGACATTAGGAATTACCTGCGCCAACATCTCCTCATTACCGGCAAATGCTCCGACCAGATCGACCAGGGCCTGTGCCAGACCGCGCTCCTGGATGGACGCCCGCAGGTCATCTATGGTCATGCCGACCGTGGCCAATGCCTCACGTGACATTTTCGTGGGTTTGAGGACTAGACTCAATGTGCCGCGCAGAGCAGTAACGGCCTCCTCCGCCGAGACGCCGATGCGGGTGAATGTAGCAACAAACGCGCCCAACTGCTCAAATGAGACGCCCGCCTGTGCCGCTATGCCCATCACACGACCGAGGCTGCCTGCAAGATCGGCGGCTTCCAGGTTACCCTCTCGAACCGTTGCGACCAGAATGTCCGTTGCTCTAGCGGCAGACAGATTGGCGGGACCATATGCCTGCATCGCGCCGGTAACGGCCCTGGCTATCACTCGTGTTTCACCCAGGCCGATTGCTGATGCCTTCGCGGCAGCTTCAACGATTTTCAGCGACTCAGCCCCACGCACACCGGCAGAAGTGACTACAAACAGCGCTTCAGACAGTTCCTGTGGCGTTTTGCCGAGAGCAGGACCCATCGCCTTGATGCTATCCCGCCATTTATCCACCTGTTCGGCCGCTATGCCTCATACTGGCCTCGAAGTCAGTCGCCATTTTAATGCTCGCCCCCGCAATGAGGGCAATAGGGGCAGTAATATAGGTGCTCATGACCCGGCCCGTGGCCTTCATCTGACTGCCGAGTTTACCGAGGTTCTTCTCAGCCCTTGTCATCGCCATGTTAAAGTCCCGTGCGTCGGCGGTGATTTTGTATCCGAGTACGCCCAGGAGCGTCGCCATTCCGTCACCTCCCAAGATAGAGGACCGCACGGCAGCAGGGATGCGAGGAGGGGGTGCCCACAACCCTGCCACCGGCGGTCATAATCTAGCTCTTAGCCTTGCGCTTGGCCTCTTCCAGGGCCTTTTCCTCAAACTCGGCCTTGAGTATGTAGTACGCCTCGTGCTCCGAGAGTTCGCGGCTGCTCATGCGATCCAGCATTTCGGCAACGGTCATTCCCCCCAGGTCATGTGCTAAGCGGAAGTGGAAGTATCGCCTGGGGTTTCGTCGGAGTTTCCCACTAGCTCTTCGATATCCTCACCGCTGAGGCCGTTGAGCTTTTGGGCGACGTTGAACAGCCGCTGAATTGCCGCGCATGATTTGTTGCCCAATGAGTCAATGTCGCCCTTGCTGAACATCGGCTTGCCGTCGTTGTCGACGATGCACCGGACCAACAACCGGGCGCGCAGGTTTTCGAAGTTCAGCTTCGTATTCCGGCCCCGGACCTGGAAGTTCTCGGCCTCGAACGCGTCCCGCTCCGTGCCAGTCATCCCACGCATCCGGACCTTGCCGCCCCATTCGGGGACGTCGACCTCGACGGTTTCAATGTCCTTGGCGCGAAGTATCTCGTCCCGAGAGAGAAACTTGCCCGTCATCTATACCCCGTCCTTTCTGTTTAGCCGAACGTGATTGCCCTGTCGTCTGCATCCAGGGTCCCAGACCACGATACCGCTCCTTCCACTAACCCGTCGACGGCCGCAGACACATCATCGGTATTCAGGACCGCCCAGGCACGGGCGAAGTAGGTGTCCGTGCTCGCATGGAACATCTCAATGACGCAGGGCTGCTGACTCGTGCTGGTGAGGATGTCGACGAACGTATTGTCTGAATACCACTCGCTGAGTGAACCGGACACGTCCTTCAAGCCCTGAATGCGGGTCCGCCAACTGTCGCCGAATACACTGTCGTCGAGGTTGTTTGCCGACACGGAGATGGTCCACGCATGGGCATTCGCCGCCGACGATAGGGGCACATAATCTCCTGAAAGCGTGACCGCTCCACGAGACGTTGCCGCCACTGCAAACGACACCGATCCGGCGAGTCTGTCCAGTGTGTAGGTCTCGGTGCTGGTGGACCCGTCCACATAGACGATCATCGTTGCCGTACTGCCCCAGGGCTCTTTGTTGATGTCTGTCGATGATACGTAGTAGACCTGATAGTCGGTGCTCGCACATGCCTCGGTAACGAATGACACCGGCGCGCCGGAGACTTTTACCAACGCATGGTTACCTGCATATGCCACAGGGCTTCACCTCCCATTGATGTACTGCCCAGAGACATCAGGTGGAAGCCCCGAACGTGGAGGCACCGACGAGTTCCGCGCTAAACGTTACCGCGCCATCGACCGAAGCCCCGATGTCGAACGAGTTCACGCGCACCAACTGCTTGAACCCCGTGGACCCGTCGGGCAAAACGGTGATGTAGAGGTCGGTGTTGTTGATGAGAGAGTCCTTGATCTTTACCTGCCCATTGGTGTCGTCCGGGTCCCAGAATCCGCCCACCGAATACGTCACATCGCCAATGCCGTAGATGCGCTGCCGCCAGTCGTCGCCGAAATGCGTTACGTCGATCGGACCACCGGAATTCGACATCGTAAACGAGTTGAGCTCGTCCACCGCCGTCAGTGTGCCACCGGTCGAAACCTTGATCACCACGTCCTTGCCGTCCAGAGACATGTAGCCGTCACTCCCTGTCTGTTCTCACCTCCCCTGGTGGCAACCCCAATACAAGGATGCGCCCCGGCAGGCGGTGGGGTAAAGCCGCTTTTCGCCGCGTCCGGCTATCCAGGGCGCAAGGGTTTACGTTGTCTGGTACATGCAGCGGAATGTTCTGCCCGCAAATCCATGTAGGCTGGACTGCCGATGCTGGCACTCTGCAGGGTGTCGTATACATCCTGCGCCAGAGCGTAGCCCGTACTGAACCCGGTGCTACGGACTCTCACCTGCATCGTGGGCCACCTGATTTCCGTCGCCGTGCCGAAAATGCGGGAAGCAGGTCCGCCGCCGGTGCCCTGGACGAACAGCGCCGTCGCTTCTATGCCCTGTGCGGTGGAGGGTGGCCGCAATGGGCCAATGAACAGGTCCGAACCCAGGGTAGCAACGCCCTGCGTGGACAAATATGTTGCGATATCCTCCGGGAGTTTATGACTCACGTAGACCCGCCCTCCTCAGTGGGAGACTGCGGTACGTCGCCCTGCAACTGCTGCCCATAGTCCTGCACGTCCTGGTAGCGTTCGACATGCTCTTGGATACTCTCGGCCCAGCCGGGGGCGTCTTCCTTCACCGGCTGTTCGAGATATTTCGCCTGCCCGCCCGAGGGATGATTTAACGACAGGTCCTCGTGCTGCTTGATTGCGTAGTCCGACGCCGGGCCGCCGTAGCCCATTTCGAGAGAGATGAGACCGGCGATGACACGGGGCAAAGTTACGTATCCCGAACCGCGCAGAGTGCCGAGGTCGACGGGCACAAAATCCCGCTTGCTTCGGGTCATGGTTTTCGACGCCTCGATGTACAGCCCGCTGGCTATGGCCCGTTTCTCATGCTCAATCTGCTTGCGGGTCCGCTCCTGTGCCTCTGTCACCCCGGTGATCCTAACGTGCTCTGACATTGCCGCTCAACCATGTTTTCTCTGCTACGTGGGCCACAACCCTACCCGGTTGCGAGGTGCTATCTCCCGGCAACCAGATTCGGTCGCTGATGCCGATAACCGAGGTGGTAATGAGCTTGTGACTACTCATCAGTTCCTGTCCCGCCGTGTCGAACAATTTGGTCTGCTCCCCCACGATCCGGGCGGCCATCGTGGTTGCAGTGGCATATGTGATTTCGCCGTAGTTGTTGACGGTGGTTGACGGTGCGGCCACCCTGATTGTCTGGCCCAGCTGGGTCGCAAGCTGTGCGTCCATGTACACCACCCTACGTGCTGCTCGAACTCTGCGGATAGTCGTCCATGCCGCGTTTGAAAAAGGGCTGAACATAATCGGTGTCCTGCGCTCTGGTGTCTTTTGTGGCCTCTGAGCGCCCGCCGACGAACAGCCGTGCACCGTAGCCTGCTTGCCTGCGCAGGATTTCCGCCCGCTTGGTGTAGGCCGCCGTTGAATCACAGCACCACGCGGCCGCCAGGGAGTGATTGCTGGAGTAGTTGGTGAGGACAGCGTTGATCTCCTCATCCGTCAGCAGGGCGGTGCCTGTCGAGGTGTCGCCAATCAGAAAGCGGACCGTCGACAGTCCGCTTGAACCAACCGTTGTGCTGTTGTAGGTCGCGGTCACCGCCCATCACTCCCTAAGCGCTGTATCGCTGTTTCGGCCCGGCTGGACGGGAATACCTGCGGGGAACTCGATGCTGAATGTATCGTCGATGTAGTTGGTCCAAAGCGTCCCCGAACTGGTGGCCACCGTCAGAGTCTTCGGCGTCCCGGCTGCGGAGTACCCGCCGCTGATGCCGAAAATGATGTGCTGGCTGGCCGTGCTGGCGGCCTTCGTAACGCTCGGGGCGGTGCTCGATGCCGTAGAACCCTCCAGCCAACCGAAAATGGCGTTAATCCCCATCGCCTCTGCCTCCTTTATGCTTACGGCTGTGCGCTCCAAGGGCCTGTGGCGTTCTGAACACCTCGCCGCAAACGTCGCAGACATACTCGTCGGGCGCTTCCTCGATCCACTCCAGATTCAGCAGTTGCTTGATGCGATTCGGGCTGGTGATGGCCGATGACTGTAGCCTGTCGCCCGGCTCGTAGGTCGTACCGCCCGTGTAGAACCGCTTTCTTACAACGTAGGTCGTCATTTGCAGAACACCTCGTTGATGTAGTGTGTTCCCTCATACGCTCCCGCCAGTTGGTGATGGGCGACGTTGTGGGTTTCCGCTTGCTTGCGGGCCTCGGCTTCCTCCCTGGCTATCTGCGCCAGTAGCTGGTCGAATGCCGCCTTGCAGACCTTCGCCTTATCCGGCCCGAGGTTCTTCGTCAGCCAGCCGATTGCTCCGCGGGCACCGATACACTGATTTACATGGCCCTCGGCTTTGGCCTTCTCTCTCGCGTGGGCATTCCGCTTCTCGGCGAGTTCGCCCAGGCGGTCACGGAGTTTGGGTCCCATGATGTTTTCCTCGAACCCGTAACGATAGGCCGACTTCAGCAGGTCGGACTCCGGCGGTATGTACACATCGATGCCCTGCCCCAGCGCCCAGCCGATGAGGAGTTCACACGATGGCCGCTGGTGCGCGTACTCCGTCTGTTGCGCCATATCGACGCCGTAGATGCGGATCTCCTTGAACCTCTGATGGATGGCCAGGGCGATCATGTAGCTCACGGAGTTCGTCCAGTAGTCGGGGAACAGGTTGAAAACCGCCTGCGGAAACTCGATGCCGTTGGGAATATCCGGGTGCGGTTTGCACAGGTAAACCGGGATGCCCATCTTCGCCAGCCGTTCGGCGTGATCCTCGCACCGCTCCTTGCCGCGCTTGCGGGTAAATCTGTCATAGTGCAGTTCGAACCAGCGGCTCCATGGAGCATTCTGCGGAATGTCGGGGTCGAGGTAGAGTTCGTTCAGGCCCCAGTACTCGTAGTCGTCGGTCTTGTCCCAGGGCACGAGCTTTTTGCTGTTGGCAAACCCCACAATGCAGACTCCGCCTCTGGAGCGTAACGGAATGCACTGCGTCGTCTCGGTCGTCGTCTCGGGCTTGGCCTTGGTCTTGTCGGTCATTTTGCATTACCCCCTATGGTTTGTGGTGGATCAGCGAGGCCGTAAAGCCACTGTGCCTTCAGTAGGTCGCAGTTCGGCGACAAATGCACTTCTATGCCCTGTCCCCTTGCCCAGCCGATGTAGTACTCCAGGCAGGGACGCTGGGCCCTGTACTCATCGGACAGCGATGTGTTGATTCCGTATACATAGATGCTCGGCCGTTTCTCCCATATGGCCAGGGCTATCAGCCATGCCGCAGAACCCGTCGCATACCGCCCGAACTGGCAGGTCACTCCATATGCCGGATAAACGACGCTGTTTGGTATGGCCGGATGTACCTGCCACATGTAGACGGGCACCTGAAGAGCCGCCAGCGCCTTGATGTGCTCCTCGGCTGGCGTTGGATAGTCCCTGTCCCATCTGTTGGCGTGTAGCTCGAACCAGCGCGCCCACGGCATGCCCGGGTATTTGCAGTAAAGTTCGTTGAACCCCCAGTAGTCCACATCGGAACGACCCAAAACGAAGTCGGCGCAGGTCACTCAATCACCTTACCCCCCAATACTGTTTTCACGGCCTCGATAACCGTCTGCACATCCCCATCCGACATCGCCGGATACAGGGGGATGGTCAGGGTGCGCTCGTAGTACTGCTCGGCGTTGGGGCACGTCACGTTGGCATAGCCGTTACGCCGATACCACGGATGATGGTAGACCGGCATGTAATGTACCTGTGTGCCGACGCCCCTGTCGGCCAATTCCTTGTGCACATCATCGCGGGTGGTGCTCAGAGCGGTCCAGTCGACCTGGAGACTGTAGAGATGCCAGGCGGATTCGTCGCCGGGCCAGGGTCTGGGCAGGGCTACATGCTCCAGGTCGCCACCGCAGGGCCTCTGCATATTCCGGGTTGCCCGTTGTGACTGCTCCGCCCTCGCCGGTTGTAATCGCCTTTACGGGATGGAAGCTGAACACCGTCATTTCAGCATACTCATTGTTGCCGACTCGGCCCGCGTGCGCCGACACCGCACCGAGTGCGTGAGAGGCATCAACGATGCCTATGCATCTGCGCACATTTTCGGTTATCCATTTGCCATTAAACAGACGGGGTCGGGTGTGTACTATGCCGATATCTTTCCATGGTCGCCTGTCCTGCCAGGGGTGCCCACACATGTCAACGGTGGCCCAGCAATCCGTGTGCTCTGTAAGGGCTGCGCCTAACCGCTCGAAACTCGTGTCCGGTACATGCGGAGAGAACGCATCCACAAACACCGGTCTGCCACCGCAGTACAGTACGGACGGCGTTGGCCGTGGCCGCAAACGTAATCGCAGGGACCAACACTTCCGTGCCCGGTTTAACCCCGGCCACATGGTAGGCCGCATGCAGTGCCGCCGTACCCGAATTGAACGCCACCGCATGGTCGGCACCTACATACTCGGCCAGTGCCTCCTCGAAACGCTCAACGACCGGCCCCTGAGTGAGCCGGTCGGACCGTAGAACCTCGACTACCGCCTGAATGTCGTCCTCATCTACCCACTGCCTGCCGTATCCAAGCATGTGATGTACCCCCTCAGATCATCTACCCCCAGCCACCAGTCGTTTGTGTCACTGCGGTAGGACCAGCTTGCGAGAACCGGCTCGCCGCTCTTGCACTCCTGCCAGTAGGGACTCGCTGAGTAGATGATGTAGGTGCTGCCGTCTTGGCGGGTGTGGCGACTCTCCTGTTCCGAAATCAACTCTTCGTGTACCTTCGCAAGGTCGGTCACGCGCATGCTCGGCAGACGAGGGACAAACACCTCGCCCCCCTGCATGCGATCGAGGCATTGCAGGATAAACGCGGCGGCCTGGGGCAGCGTGATCCAAAACCGCGTCATTTGCGTGTCGGTGATGGTGACATAGCCCGACTTCGCTTGCTCTTGGAACAACGGGACCACCGAACCCCGCGACCCTACGACATTGCCGTATCGGGCCACCGCCAGCCGCGTGTTGCGTCCACCTGCGTAGACCGTGCCCTGGACCGTTACCCTTTCGGCGCACAACTTGGTTGCCCCATAGAGGTTAATCGGGTTAACTGCTTTATCCGTGCTGATGAGCAACATTTGAGACACGCCGCAGGCGATGCAGGCCGAGACGACGTTTTGGGTGCCGATGACGTTGGTCTTGATAACCTCGTCCGGATTATACTCGCCAGAAGGCACCTGTTTGAGTGCAGCGGTATGGATGACTATGTCTACTCCGCTCAGGGCCTGCATCAGGCGTGGCCGATCCCTGACGTCGCCCAGCCAGTAGCGCATGGGTGAGCCCGACATCGGGCGTTTTTGCGCCATTTCTGATTGCTTGAGTTCATCCCGGCTGAACACGATGATTCGTCTAGGGGGGGAGGGGTGGGCCAACAGTGTCTTGACCAACTGCTGGCCCAGTGAACCCGTGCCGCCCGTGATTAGGACGCTTTTACCCTCAAACCGCACTCCTACCCCTCCCACTAAGTGGTTGTGATGCTGCTGACCTGGTCGGTGCTCGATACGATGAGCCAGCGCTCGCAGGTCTGGGCAATTAGCTGAACTACCTGGCCTGCACTGCCAAACACCAACCTACGATTGCTGCCGTCAAACGTGATGCCGGTAGAGCCCGTAGCGCCGCTGATGATGACGCTTGCCCACTCCGACGTGTTACTGATGCTGGCTGCAAAGATGGTCTTGTGTAAGCCCACCACCGGGTTCGCAAGGGTATACGTCGTGCCCGACGACGCACTGGTGATGGTTGACACACCGTAGGCCAGCAGAGTGTCACCGGGGCCGGACGATGCCTCTACGTTGTCGACCAGTCCGCCACTCGCCTTGAGTCTGCCCGACGCCTCGATGTCGCTGGTGGCGTTTACGCCCAGACAGGAGACATCGGAGGTGGCGTTGATGCTCAGGGCTGATGCGCTGCTGCTGAACGTCGCGCCAAGGGCGCTGATGTCGGAGGTCACACCAACCGACAGGAACGAACCGCTGCTGCTGACGGTCACCCCAAGGCTCACCGACAGATCGGATGTCACGCCGAGAGAAGCGAACGTACCACTGCTGCTTGCCGTGAATCCTCGCGCCGATACGTCTGACGTTGCAGTCAGTCCGACGCAACTGACATCGGAGGTAACGCTGAGAGACAGCAGAGTGCCCGAGCTCGATGCCGTCAGACCACGACACGACAGGTCGGAGTGAGCCCCCGACAGGACAGGTCAGATGTAAGCGTAGCACCGACGGCCGACAGGTCGGAAGTCACGCCAATGCTCAAGAACGAACCCGAACTGCTGACCGTAATGCCCAGTGCGCTCACGTCACTCGTGACCGATAGCGACAAGGCAGAACCACTGCTGCTGAGGGTCAAGCCGCGAGCGGAAATGTCGGATGTCGCAGTCAGTCCAAGACAGCTTATATCCGACGTTGCCCCGATGCTCAAAAACGACCCGCTACTCGATGCCGTCAGGCCCCGGCAAGACACGTCGCTGGTGACTCCTACGCTGAGGAACGAACCCGAACTACTGGCAGTGAATCCCTGGCACGATATGTCAGACGAAGTCGCCAGACTGCCTACCGTCGCGTCGCTGCTGAGAGTGAGGCTGCGCCCGGAAATGCCGCTGGTTACCCCCACCGACAGGAAACTGCCGCTACTAGAGGCCGTAAAGCCCTGGCAGGCAATGTCGCTGGAGGATGCTAGGGAGTCTACGGTGGCATCGCTGGACAACGTTAGAGAGCGTCCGCTGATGCCGCTTGTGACGCCGACACTCAAAAATGAGCCACTACTCGATGCAGTGAATCCCTGGCAGGTGATGTCGCTACTCGACGCCACGCTGCCGACTATGGCCTCACTCGAAAGAGTCAGGTTAATGCCGCTGATGCCACTACTGGAGGCGATGGTCGCGCCGACTACCGCACTACTGGCGGTCAGGGTTTCGGCGGAGAAATCGCTCGTCA